GGCGTGGGGTCAAAATGGAGAGTTGTGTTTCCAAAAATGCAAATGACCAGTGAAGAGGTAAAAGACATTACCAGTAATGGAATGCAAATTGAAGCAGCAGTTAATCTGTTTGTGAAACGAGTAAAGCAATAAGAAACTGCATAATAAGATGTATGGGTTGGGCAAATATATACTGATTGATACATTTTATGTTGTTTTTATCTCAAGTATCTATATAATTAAGCACAAATCTAAAAGGGGAAAGTTATGATTGATGTGAAAGAAATGTTTAATAAATATATTTCCGACGAGAAAATCTCAAGCCCAAGTTCTTTTTTAAAGGGTGAGTTAGATTGTCTACAAGGTAATGAAGCAAGAGACGATATGCCAAACGACTATTACCGTGGGTATGGTTCAAGGTATCAAATGGAACAAATATTAGGAGAAATATCTAAATGAAAACGAGTGAAAGTATTGAACTTATTGCAACTGCTATTGGATTAGCTCAAAAAGACATGGGTGGAGCAGTAAAAGGTAGTGATAACCCATTCTTCAAGTCAACCTATGCCAATTTATCAGATGTAATGCAAGTGATTAAGAAGCCATTTGCAGAAAATGGTTTGAGCTATGTGCAATTTCCGCTTAGTAATGAAAATGGTGCGGGTGTGACCACTAGGTTAATGCACAAATCTGGTCAATGGTTGGAGCAAGACTTTGTTCTTCCAATGGTAAAGAAAGACCCACAGGCAGGTGGTTCATGCGTGACGTATGCTCGTCGATATGCTTTAGCCGCTATGGCTGGCGTTCCACAGGTAGATGACGATGCAGAGTCAGCAATGCTAAGAGGTGGCGACATTACTCAAGCAATTACACCTGAACAAGCAGCACAAATTAAAACACTATTAGAATCTACAAAAAGTGATGTTGAGAAATTCTGTACAGCTTTTAATTGCTCAACTGTAGATCAGTTGCAAGTGCAATATTTTGATAGAGCGTTTGGAGCCTTAACTAAAAAGGCTAATAAGTGATTATTCTTGAAGATGAGCAAGGTTCCGAGGCGTGGAGAAGATCGCGCCTAGGTTGCCCTTCTGCTAGTGCATTCTCTAAGCTAATTACGCGCACAGGTAAGCCAAGTACACAATCAGTTGGTTATGTTAATCAGCTAATTGCAGAAAAGCTCTCTGGTGAACTTACAGAGCATCACACTAGCGAGGCAATGGTTCGAGGTACAGAAATGGAACCACTTGCACGAGAAAACTACGAATTTTTAACTGATAACACCGTTAATGAGTATGGCTTTATAACAAATGATGCCGGTGAGTATGGATGCTCTCCTGACGGATTGATCGGAGAAGAAGGTGGTTTGGAAATCAAGTGTCCTCTAGGGGCCACTCAAGTGAAGTATATGCGTGACCCTCAAGAGCTAGTTAAACAGTATTGGCAGCAAATACAAGGTTGTATGTGGGTCACAGATAGAAAGTGGTGGGATGCTTTTGCGTTTCATCCACTGTTAGACCATGTGCTTGTTAGAGTTGAACGTGACGAAGAGTACATAAAAAAACTAGCCAAAGAAGTTCAAGAGGCTGTAAATATTATTAATTTAGAAGTGGAGAAAAACAAATGAGCATTAACAGCATGATTTTCACAGGTAATGTCGGTAAAGATATGGAAGTACGAAACACACCTAATGGTAAGGCAATCGGTAGCTTTTCAGTTGCTGTATCTCAAGGTTGGGGCGATAACAAGAAAACTAGTTGGGTCAACTGCAAGATGTTTAACGAACGAGCTGAGAAGCTTGCTCCTTACGTCTTAAAAGGCACACCAGTCACTGTCCAAGGTCAATTTGTTTTGGAACAGTGGGAAAAAGATGGTGTAAAAAACTCACAAGCTTGCTGCATTATTGAAAGCGTCCAATTAGGACAAAAGAAAGAAGGTGGATCTGCTGCACCAGTAGCTAAAGCCGCTGCACCCGCTGATATGGATGATGACATCCCCTTTTAGCCTAAAAACCCCCCCCTTTCGAGGGGGGAAAACCAACTAGGAGAGTGTAGATAGGGGAATCTACCCACCTACATTACCACAGGACAATAAAATGAAATATGCAAATATAGGCAAATGTTTAAAAATAGCTCAAGTAAAGAAAGATATGACGACAGTATCTTTGGCTAATCTACTTGGTGTATCGCCCCAGGTCGCAGGACTTATGCGTCAACGTCCAGACATGAAGTACCATCAGATACAAGATATCTGTGCATTGTTTGATATGACGGTTGATGACTTTTTAGGTCTTGAAGATTGGGTTGAGCCAAGTAATAAATAAGCTTTAAAGAAAGCCCCCCGCGAAGGGGGCTTTACAAGCGTTGAGGGATCAACGATACTTGTCGTGCGAGAAACAAGAAGGTGCAGTATATCAATGTTGTCCATTTCAACAACTCCTTCTTAAAACAGTATTCGGGCTAGAGGCTGACGAACTCCTTAGATAAAACGTCAGAGCGTGGTTGACCCTCCAGACATAGCCCCTTAGTAAATTGGCGTTTACTAAAGATAGGTTGGATATCCGATACGAATACGATAGCCCTTATGAGTTTTACAAAATTATTAGCTTTTGCTAGTAAAAGGGTAAATTCATCTGTCAAAAAGTATATGTACACTTTATGGCACTTTGTATACATATAGAAACAAACCTTTTAAACACATACGGGTGAGGCGAAGCCGAACCAAAGGAGTGAGCAATGAGTCAAAAAGAGAGATTACTGGAACACTTCCAAAACGGTAACACGATCACATCATTACAAGCTTACGACAGGCTTGGTGTTACTCAGTTAGCTACTAGGATATACGAGCTAAAACAAGAAGGTTATCCGATAGAGTCTGATCGTATTAACGTGTACAACCGTTACCTAGAGAAGTGCAGTGTGGCTAAATACTACATGGGGGGAAAATGAAATTTCTACTAAAGAATGGCGATGAATACGAAATACCAGATGGTGAATATGAAGTTTATATTGAGGCATACGGTGATGATTTGGTGCGCACAGAATGCAAAGCAATGCAGATGTGGCTATTTACAAACGCAGCTAAACGGAAAACAAAGGTAGGTATGAAAAAGTTTATTGGTTCATGGTTAGCAAGAACTAAATCAACAGGTGGATTATCACCCTATGCCGCAAATCATAAACCAGCATCGGCATCTACTAATAAAACCAATGATTCAATAAGGGGCAGGACGTTAGATTGCTCATTAACAGACGTAACCTGGTTAGACGGGATTGAAAGAGAAGCACAAAAACAATATTACTTAACTACACGCGGCTTTTATTTTGATGGCGGCGATGAACCTACAAGGGGATAGGCAATGCTAAAGTTTTTTTATGAAGGTCAAAGGTTTCCAGAGCTTTTAAATAAGGCTTGGACTGTTAGAGAAATAGCAGAACACACTGGAATTAAGTCAGGCGCACTTAGAAATAGATTGCGCTACACAGACTTGGTAAAAGATGAGCATTTGTACGAATTTAAAGAGCGGAAAGGTGCTATTAGTTGGGAATTTGTTGGCAGTCATCCAAAGCTAATTACGGGTAAGTCATACACTGCGGCTGATTATGCTGATGCTGCTGGCGTAGACAGCTCTACTATGTGGGGAAGAATAAAAATGAAAGACATAGTTTGTGATAATGACTTGCGCGCACCTGACGGGAAATATTCAAACAATCCTAGAGTTAAAGAAGCTGTACCGCAGTTGGAAACTCATGAAGAAAGATTGTCTGACAAATGGTTGAGGATGAAATTATGAACGATTACTTGATTCACGGCGATCAATATTGTGTCAACTCAAAAGCAACCTTAGAGTTTTTTAAAGGCTTTGTTAGTGATAATTTTGACAACAATAAATACACTACTTTTTATTGGAAGCATGGCGATTTACTTAGCAGAAAACAACAATCTGCATTGCACAAATATTGCACGTTAGTAGCTAACTCTCTAAATAACTGTGGAATGTATCAATACGTTAAATGCGATATATTTCGTGACAATGACGACTTGGTCGAAGTTGAGTGGACTCAAGATTCAGTCAAAAATCTAATTTGGAGGCCAATACAGTTAGCTTTATACCCGTCTGTTAAGTCTACAGCGAAGCTAAAAAGCCATGAAGTTACAAAAGTTTATGAAATGATGCACAATAGCTTGGCGAAACGATCTAAAAACAATGTTTATGTTCTTTTTCCATCTAAAGACAACAAGGGGTAACATATGTCTAAAGTCGATCCATCAATTCTTTATAATTACGCAACAACCGAGAGGCAACGTGAAGTATTAGCCGCAGTAGTTTCATGCGGATCAAACAATAAAGCTTCTAAGCAATTGGGAATAGATAGACGAGCTGTTGATAAACTTTTACAAAGACTAGAAGAAAAAGCCGCTACAAAGGCAGTTGCACCACACCTAAACGTCGATAAAGAAACTATGCAAGGCTTTGATGCCAAGCGCGTATCTACTGCATATAAAGAAGATGGCTCTGTAGCCCTGCAATGGGTAATCCAAGAGCCGCAAAAGAAAAGCATGAAGCAGCGCCTTGACTTGATGATTGAAGGCATTAAAGAAGACCTTGATGGGTTCAAAAGAAAGTCATCTACACCTGTAGAAGTCTCTGATGATTACCTTGCTATGTATATGATTGGCGACCACCACTTTGGTATGTTGGCTGACAGCGAATCTAAAGTTGATGATGATGATTGGGATATAAAAATTGCCACTGAGATTCTGATTGATGCCACCGACCGACTAGCCAACCGCGTAGGGAATGCCAGCACAGGCGTATTGCTTAACGTGGGTGATTTCTTCCACGCTGATAGTAGTTTTAATACTACAACTAAGGGAACGCCAGTAGACGTAGACACGCGCATTGGCAAGACATTTAAGTTAGCAGGCAGGCTGTTCAATATCCTAATCGACAAGATGCTACAGACCCATCAAAAGGTGGTTGTGGTTAATGTGCGCGGCAACCATGACTACGATATGGCTTGTCACTTATCGAGCTGCCTGGAGCTGCTATATAGCAAAGAGCCAAGGGTTGAGATTGTCCAGAACTACAGCAAGTTTATATCCTACCAGTGGCACAACAATCTATTCGTGTTCCACCATGGCGACCGCATAAAGCATGAGCAGATTTTACAGACAGTGATTAAGAACCTTGACGACGAATGGGCAGAGTCTAAGAACCGCTACTGCCACCTTGGACACATTCACCACCATGTAGCAAGAGAAGTAGGCTCAATGCACTTTGAACACTGGGGCAGCCTTACAGCTACCGACCAATGGCATAGTGACTCAGGCTACGGTGCAGAGCGTTCTATGACTGCTGTTGTTTACCATAAAAAAAACGGTGAAGACTCAAGAGTAAAAATAAGAATAGATAGTTAAAAAACCAAGCTAGGGGAAAATATGTGGATACTACCAAAGAACTACCAACTGTCATCGCATTTTGTGCAGGATATGGTGGCATCGAAAGAGGACTTGACCTTGCCCGACTTGAACATCGAGTCGTCGCTTATGTGGAGATCGAAGCCTTCGCCATTGCAAACTTGGTGTCAAAGATGGAAGCCGGACTCCTACCTCCCGCACCTATTTACACGGATATTAAAACCTTCCCAGCGCATTTGTTTCGAGGAAAAGTTAGCATTCTCACTGGCGGATATCCCTGTCAGCCATTTAGTGCAGCAGGAAAGCGGCTCGGAGAAGATGACCCCAGACACCTGTGGCCACATATCAGGAGACACATTGAATCAATTAGACCTGTTCAATGCTTCTTTGAAAACGTCGAAGGACATATCTCGCTTGGACTCTCCACTGTCATCAGCGATCTGGAAGAAGATGGTTATTTCACAACGTGGGGATTATTCTCAGCGAGAGAAGTCGGCGCTCCACAAAGGAGAAAGCGTGTCTATATCATGGCCAACACCTGCGGCAAGAGACTACAAAGGAGCCAACGGTTACGAATCGACAGTACAGAAAATTGCGGATGGCAAAAGAGCGCAGATGGGCCAATTGCCAAATGCAGTAATGATAGAGAATGGCGGTCCTGGGCAACTGAACCCCGCTTGGGTAGAGTGGTTGATGGGTGTGCCAACAGGGTGGACAGAATTAGACTTTTAGGCAATGCTGTTGTACCGCAGACAGCAGCAAAAGCATATATAACTTTAACAAACAGGTGTAAGGATGAGTAAAATTGTACAGTTCCCTAAAACCACAGTTAGTCTTACTAGGCTATATTGCGATGATTGCGGTATTGGCCTTTCTTATTGGGTTGGTGATGACGATAATGCTTATGGCTTATGCAGTCGTTGTGATTTACAGCAGCCCGATGAAATTGTACTTGGCACTGAGGAGACAGAACATTGAGCGCACTAAGTAAGCAAACAGGTGGCAGTCACTACCAATTAGCAATACAGCCTATAGAGTACATATACAAAAACAGCTTAGACTACTGCGAGGGCAATGTCGTTAAGTACATCACTAGGCATGGCAGCAAGAACGGAGCTGAGGACATACGGAAAGCCATTCACTATTGTGAATTATTACTGGAGTTAGAATATGGCGAAGAAAGGTAGGAAGAAAACAACAGTCGCGCAGGAAATGGAAAAGGCAGCCAAGCTCTTGCAGCGGCTAGTAAGGCTAAAGGCGGCAGATGATAACGGCTACGCCCAGTGCGTGACCTGCGACAAGGTAGATCATTATAAACTACTTCAAGGCGGTCATTTTATACCCAGAACACGGACTATTTTCAAGTTAGCGGAATTTAATATTGCACCGCAATGTCCAGGGTGCAATATGTTCGGCATGAAACAAGCGCACTACGTTTTACGTTACCGACAATATATGGTTGATACATACGGCGAGCGCAGAGTTAAAGCGATGGAAAGAATGGCGTGGTATCCGCCAAAAAAATACGACCGCGAAGAAGTCATACAATTTGCGCGTGATCTCAAAGAGCAAATAAAAATAGAAGAATATCGTATATCAAGCTAGTGACCGTAAACTATATATAAACTTTACTTTTGGTTTAATATGACGCATGATTGCATTTCAAACACTGGAGAATGCAATGATAATCACTTATATAGTTATGGCTGTTCTAACTGTTTGCATTATGCATGGAGTTTATTTGCTGGTTAAAGATGCAGAAGTTAGGTTCCGTCAAAGACGGGAGATGAATAAAGATGCTACTAATAACAAATAGTATGCAAACCCCTGACGGGACAATTTTACATTCTAGGCATTCACATGATTATGTGGAGCATAGAGATAAAAATGGCAAACTGTATATGTTAGATGGCGGCTTGTCTTATGTTCGGTGTAGCGCAAACGGTGACGAAATTAATTTATGCGTTACAAATGAAGAGCCACACCACATTATTAGGGAAGCAATGGTTTGGGGTAGTTATGGAAAGTCAGGTGAAGATGAATTAAGATACATTAAATTAAAAGATATGTGTATTGAGCATATCAATTCATGCTTAAACACCGAAACTCGTATGCTTCCACAGTTTAGGCAAGCAATGTTAAATGAAATAGAATACCGTGAAGAAAAATCTGAATGGGAATTGTGGCAAGAATTAATGGATGAAATGTAGTATTAAACTTAACTAAAGGGGAAAGATATGTCTGTAAAGAAAATGGTAAAAGATGCACACAAATTTGCTGATCAGTTGATCGAAGAGCAAAACAATCAATCAAAATTCGTAAGTTCAATAGCTAAGTTGCACGCTTGGTCAGTGCAGCCAGTAATAACGATCAACAAAGGTTGGCTAGTTACTATAATCTTTTTGTTATTACAGTTTGTGTTTGTACCTATGGCGAATGCCGGTTGCAGTTATAAGACTGACAGTTTTGGCAACACTCGCTACAACTGCGCAGGTACTAATGGAACAATGACCACTGATAGTTGGGGGACAACAAGAGATTCACGCAGTGGAACAACTTACAAGACTGACAGCTTCGGAACTACAAGAGGTAGTGATGGATCAAGCTGGAGAACTGATAGTTTTGGCACAACTAGATACAATGATGGAACTACATCTAGAGTAGATGCGTTTGGCACTACACGATTTAGTGATGGAACAAGCTGTAAAACTGATTCATTTGGAACAACGAGATGCAACTAATGAGCGATGGTGGTAAAGGCGATAAGGCGAGACCTATGCAAATAGATAGAGATAAATTTAGTAGTAATTACGATAATATATTTGGCGCGAAAGGGAAAAAGAAAAAGAAAAAGCCGCCATATCAAAAATAGACTAAGGTTTACTCCTTGACCTTTGAAGCAGGATTGGCTCACCTGTAGTCGAAACGAGCTGCCATTTCGTGCATATAAACGAGATGGTTTACTAAATAAGGCATTTTCTTCTTTGGAAATCCTATGAAAGCAAATTACTATAAGCTAATTGAGCTTGCTGTTGACCAAGGCATAGGGTTTGGATTGAATAGAGCGTTCAAGCATACAGATGAGCCTACCAGAGAGCAGATACACGCTGAAATTGAGCGAGAAATAATGACAGCAATTTGTGAGTATCTTACATTCGATGAGTTACCTGATTGATATATCATTGCTGATATATTTCACATGAATAGATATCATTTTAAATCATATTAGAGCGCGTGTATGATGCGCGCTTAATTAATGTGAGGTTTGAAATGATTACCAGTTACATGATAGTCCTAGTAATAAGCGGCTTAATTCTTATCGCAATCCAAGACATCTAACACCCAGAACTACATTCCCAACCAAGTCCGTATAACCTTCTGATTTTGCGGTTTAAGCTCTTTAAAGTTCGGCTGTACGTTCATTCCAGATAGCACGTTAAATCGCTTAGAATCGAATTTAGAGCCTATCAAGTGCATCCATATCTCTTCCGCACGACTATTGATGTCTTTGTATTCAATATGCAGTCCTTTTATCTCCCGAAGCAAGCAATCTGCATTAGGGAAAGGTATTGGCCTGCCAATGGATTTGTATATTTCTTGTATGGGCCTGTGGATGATTAATTTCTTGGCCGGATGAGCATTTAATTTGCTACCTAAGTGAAAAATAGCGGTCTCTGAAATGCCAAATTTGCGACTTGTTGGGTAAGAATCTAACTCGGCTTGGGTATGCGTAGATATAGCATCATGTAAGCACAGTGTAGATGTAGTGGTTAGCCAGTTTGCCATCCAGGTAGTTCTACTGCGCGGCAGCCCAATGACCATAAAATCAATCATTAAAGGCTAATATGACCACAGCACTGGAACAGACTTGCGAATGTCAACGTGTACAAAAGTCTTAGCTATGCCAATGCCCGTAAAACCCATTCTAAGAGCAGTTGAGGCTATGATATACCGTTCATACCCATTACGAGCTTGAATGTCCACAGCAATGCCTTGAGCGTGCGTACCTGGCGCTCCTTTGGCAGCTTCAATGGAATGTGTCTTATCTCGGTATCCACTAGTTATATGGAATGGCATATTGCATTCATGGCGAAGCTGATCCAACTTCTCTAAGAAGAAAGGACACATATTATTTTTGCCGGTTTCTTGGCAGTTAAACTCTTCGATATTAAAGTATTGCATCTGCATTATTTTAGAGGGTTGCTTAAATAATCTAAGCCTTCCCATAAGTCCTCAATTTCTCGTGATAGTTTATTGGATTTTTTGCTAATATCTTTCATGCCGTCAGCCAGTAATTTAGATTCAGTGACTGTTGCGCTCATACCCTCAATCTTCTTTTCCAGATCATATACTTGTTTTTGTATTTCAAGTAATTGGTCTTGCTGCTCTCTGATTACATTTAAGTTGACTCCTAGCTCAGAAAGTTTACTTTTAAGTTGACTAACATCGTTGTCTGTTAGCTGCTGCTGCATTAATCCAATTGTTTTTTGCAGCGGTTTAATATCTGGTATTTCTACGGCTTCTACCGCCGTGAGTCGGCTGTACAATGAACTAGCAGTCCAAACACCACCTCCTAAAGTAGTTGCTAAACTAAATAATATGGCAATATACACACCCTTAAACGATACATTTCCGACCTTTAGCTCTGTATCTTCAAGGCTCATAATTATGCTCACAATTTATTTGTTGTACAAAGCAATCATAACCCACTTTTGTAGGACTGCCACCGTAGAACTCTGTCTGTTGTCCGTAGGCTAAAACATCAGCCTCGGTAACATAGGCATCAATACCAAAGTTATTACCGTTTACATAGACTGCTGTGGCGTTCTGGTTAGACCAAGAAACCTTAACGTATTGTTGATTAGCGTCGAACGTAATATTAGCAGTGTCAAAGGTAGTGTTATTGTTAGCTGCTCCAGTTTCTAGGAAATTTGTGGCATCCTTATTAGCTGCAACACTGAGAAATGCGCCAGCGTTTGTGCTGTGGTGTTCTATATCGTCAAGACTCTGGTTATAAGTCTGAACCTCGGCCTCTGTAATCTGTAATTGCTCAAAGTTTGTTTGAACATAATCTACAACAGCGGCTTCTTCGTTAGGAGTAGATGCTGATTCCGCTAATTCGTTTACCTTAACTACCTCAACCATGTCTATTACAACCTCTGTAAACACATCAACAGCTTCATGCATTAGCCCTAATTCGTCGTCTGCTGCATTCTCTAAAGATGTCTGAGCGTCACCATAAGGGTTATAAGCAGTAATGCCTGTAAGAGCCTGGTTGTAAGCTTGAAGTTCTTGCTGGGTTATCTTGCCAGAGTCGGCTAAACCTTGCGGGGATATAAACCCTTGATTGCTGTAACCAATTGCAGAGCCAACCATAATAGAGGCTGTGTCAATCTTGCCGACGATTGCGGCAGATGTATTTACTAGGTTATCTAGCTCATTCGATTGTGCGGAAACGCTCGCTAACACTAAGGCTATCTTCAGAAACTGTTTCATCTTCTTTTTGTCCAATGGCTAATAGTTTGTTGTAGTAATCTCTGTTAGTTTCGTAATCAGGTATATAGGTTTTAGGTTGGGTCTTCATAACTAAAAAAGCTCGCTTTCCAACTACAAGCCTGCCGTTTTGCAATAACGGGCAAGGAGTGCCAGATTCAAACATAGCTTTCCAGACCTCAACGTCTTGGCAAAGCCTGCCTATAGCAGCAACTTTCATTCCCATTTCAGCTAACATCTTAGCGTCACGCCTACGGTTACAGTTCTCATCTTCTTTGTAACGCCCAGAGCTATAGCCAATTAAACCAGTTTGCAATGACCTGGATCCGCCGCGAAGACAAGTCTCAACTCCGTTAGATATATAGCTTGGAGCAATGGCACTACCTACAGGTATTTCACTGCTACTACCTGCTCCGTTATAAGTGTTACTAGTAGATTCGTCTTGCGTGTTGTTGTTGCTATTCACTGTAGAACCATCACCATTACTGGTGTTAAGGCTACCCTCTTGCTGGTTGTCGGCAATCGAAACTACTGACAAAAACATTAATAAAGTAACAGCAAAACTTTTCACTACTTTCTCATGCCCATTATTTTACTTACACCCCTAACTCCAAAAGAGCTAGAAATGGCAATAAATAACAGGTATTGATACCATTCTGGCAGACCACCTAATGCAGTAAATCCTAACTTAACTCGGTCAATCACTGTAGTGTCATCCACAATAATAGCGTAACCAATCATAAATATAGGTATAGCTAATACTATTGTCCAGAACTCGTCTTTCCAACTTGTTGCTGAAGCATCAGCCATCTTCGATTCCCAGTGGGCATCGTTTTTAATGACTTCCATTTTGGCTTGGTGAACGGCCTGCTTTTCCTCAGCTTTGTTTTTAAAATATCCTCCAACAAGTTTAGATACCGGAGAAATTAAGCTAGTCAGATTTATCATTGCCAAGTAATCCCTGGACTGTATCAGATTCAAATATACGAATTGCAAACCATATTATTGCAAACAAAGAAGACACTGGAGGCAACCATGCCGCTAATGACAATAATGCTGTTGAACCTGCCGCTACATCTAGTATTTCCTTGCTTGAATCAACCATGATTAGAAGTCCTGCATTTCATCAATATAAGTTGCGTGTGCAGCAACAACCGCTTCGGTGTGAACTAACGAGCAAATAGCTTGAACTTGCTCGCTTTCACCTGAATAGTCATCGCCAGCAGATATTACTTTGCGGCTATATGCTGAAGAAATCTCAACGCCATCATCAGTAATTGCTGTTTTGGTGCGGATCTGTACGGCTTTAAACTCGCCAACAATTTCAATCTTATCTTCTGTCACTACTTTTTCTAATGCCATTTTCTTTATTCCTGTCTATGCCTAGAGTCCACTAGGCGTATGGTTGTTACTGCTTACGGTAGAATCAACGGTGTTAGTGTTTAAAGAACCGTCTTGGTCATTGGTGCTTTCGGCCCACACTGCACCAGATACAGCTAGGAGTAGTATGAGCCTAAACATCTTACCAAGGTGTTCCAACAGATATAGCAGGCTCTTTAGACTCTGCAATCTGACTAGCAATACTAGCTTCAATAGCATCAGCATCTACGTCAGCCTGTACCCAGCCTACTACAGCTTCTTCAGTAAGGTCTGCATAGGGTACATAGCCTTCAGCGTCTGCGTCAGGAGTAAAGCTAGCAGTGCCGTAAGAGCTACCTGAGTGTGTTACAGCGTCATCACCAGCACCTACTACTTCGCTGTCTGATGCACGCCAATGAGCTACTACAACACCGTCATCAGCGTTGCGTTCTAGGGTTGAGATTGTCCAAGTTACTGCCATTGTTTTATTCCTCTAGTGATGCGTTGTATGCACCAATAACCGCGTCAGTTT